AAATAACGATCCAGCCGCTAATACGAATCAAAGACTTCCACCATTGACTTTACCGGGTCAATACCCTTACGTGCGTATGTATCAGTTTCGTGACGGTTCATGGTGGCGTCAAGACGAAACCCCCGGATATGAAGGATATGCTCGCGGCCACATTTCAGGAACCTTTTATGAACATTCTCCATTAGGAGGTCATAAATCCCTTACCACAGCCGATTCCCATCACTACACAGCCAGATTAACAACGACCGTAGACCAGAACCACCACGACAAAGTAGGTGGTTCACAAGTCTCTCATGTGTCTCAGGATCACTTTAGCGAACATGGCGGCGACAAAATGCACGCTATTGGTGGTCATCATACTGTATCATCAGGTGGTGTTCATTTTTCATTTGCCGATAGCACCGAAGTAGCCTCAACAGGTAATCATGTTACTGATCATAATGATGGTAATCATTATGTTAATATGTCTAACGACTTTGTTACATATATTGGAGGTACTAAGTATGAATCTATTGGTGGTGAGTACGGTATACACCTTACTAATGGCAATATGGATATTAAATTAGATAATGGTAATTATCAAATTAATTCATCTGCAAACGTATTTGTAACAAGTGGTGCTCAAGTTGTCGTCAATGCTTCTTCCAATATACTAATAACAAGTCTTAGTGGAGTTACTATTAAAGTAGGATCACAATCTATTGTAATAACAACATCAGGCATTACTTTTAATGGTAGTGCAATTAGCTTTAATCAGGTGTAATATGGGAAACATGTGTCATAGAGACGGTGATAACAGAAATTGTGGAGCTACTACAATAGTTTCTGGACAAAATTTTGTAAAAGTCAATGGAAAGTTATGGTCCGTCTTAAATGATAAGAATACACATGGCGACGGAGAACTAACAAATACACAAAATTATATTAGTATAAACGGTAAATATGCAATTCTTGTTAATGATACAGCACAACCAGACGATTTATGTGGTTCTGTTGGTGGTAATCATTGTCATCCTATAGCATCATCTGGTGATGCTCTAATCACGATAAATTAAGGAGATTTATGACTACTAGAGCCGATTATGTATTAAACAGACAAAAAAGTCAAATTTATTTTAGTGATATTCCGACAAATTTTGATATGTCTCCTAATTCAGGAGATTTGGCAAGAGTAACTAATGAAGATGCTGTTGCACAATCATTAGAGAATCTTGTGGTTACTTTCTTGAAAGAAAGAGTCTATAGTGAAACAATAGGATGTGCTGTTCAGTTTCGAGCATTCGAATTATCATCTTCAATCGAAGTTCAGTTCATAAAGAATGCTGTTATTAATTGTGTAAACCAAAATGAACCAAGAGTTTCTGTTCAAGATGTAGAAGTAGGACTATATCCTGACAATAATGCTTTCAATGTAAACATTTATTATTACGTAATAAATAATACTGTACTTCAGAAATTACCTGTAATAATAAAAGTTGAAAGATAAAATGGCAGCAAACACAAATTTTTCATTATCATCAATCGATCCTGATACACTGAAACAAAGTTTTATTACTTTTCTTCAGACTCAGAGTCAATTTTTAGATTATAACTATAATGGACCTAACATCACGGTATTGAATGAATTGCTAAGCCGTAATTCATTCTTAAACAGCTTCTACATTAACATGCTTTATGCAGAATCACAACTAGATTCTGCACAGTTAAGAGATTCTATCGTATCTAATGTAAAGCCTCTTAATTATCTGCCATCTTCTATGACATCTTCTATGGCTACAGTAAATGTTCAGATACAGACATCAAGCGGTAATTTGTTTGTTATTCCTGTCGGAGCTACATTTCAAGGAGTCAATGCTAATGGAACATATACATTTACCACAGATAATGAATACATTCAAACATCTTCTAATAACACCTTTAATTTCTCTAATGTAAGTATATATGAAGGTACATATAGTAATAATGTATTTGTTGTCGATAATACACAACCTAATCAGAGATTTCTTCTAAGTGATAATACTATTGATATTTCTTCATTAAGTATTATTGTATCAGAAAATCAAGGAAGCACAAATAATTATTTTACTGTTGCTGAAAATATTTATGGTTTAAATGGTAATTCTCAAGTATACTATCTTCAGGCAACAGAAAACAATCAGTATGAATTCTATTTTGGTGATGGTATATTAGGTTATACACCACAAAATGGTGCAATCGTTACTGCAACCTATAGAGTAACATTCGGAGACGTAGCCGAAGATTGTTCAAACTTTGTATTAAATTATAATTTAGGAATTTATAATAGCACAACTATTCAAAGTGTTGTTATTAATACTGTAGCCAACTCTGTTGGTGGTTCACAAGCCGAAGATATAGAATCTATTAGATTTAATGCTCCTAGAGCATTTCAGACTAGAGAAAATGCTGTCACAAGTATTGACTATAAGAATCTTATTTTGAAGAATTTTCCACAAGTCGGTGACGTGTATGTATATGGTGGAAATGTTTCTTTAACAGGCGTTAACTATGGTCAAGTCTTTATTGCAGCAGTTTCTCCGACCGGCAATCCTTTAACACAAAACGTAAAAAATGTGATTCTATCATATCTTTCAAACGTTGCTGTTATACCTTTATCTAACTCAATTAATATTGTTGATGCAAATACCTTGTGGATTGACATTGACACTTCAGTCTATGTCAACTTTAGCCAGACTAACAACACACCTAACTATTATGAATTGTTAACTACAAATACGATTATTAACTTTGCCAATACAAATTTAGAAAAGTTTAATAAGTCTTTTGTGTATTCTCGTTTCACCGATGCAATAGACGAAATGGATTCAAATACAATTATTGTTGGTAATGATACCAAGTTTACTTTAAAGAGATATACAGTAGTATCTACACAGACTAATAATATAATTAATCTTTCTTTTAATAATCCTATTAGCTCTGTGACATCATCACAGTTTATTTCTAATGGATTTACAAGCGTAATAACAGATTCTTATTCTGGTGTCAATATAGCAAAAGGAACTTTGAGTATTCTACAATTCCAAGGTAACTCAGTTATTAATAACACTAATATAGGTACTGTTAACTATAGTACAGGTTCAGTGTCAATACCTTCTCTAAAGATAGATAGTTATCTTAGTAATACAGGTTCATTTTACTTTGTTGGTGTTCCGACATCAAAGATCATTTCAGCCAACAGTAATGATATTATTGATATTGATGTTATTAATGGACTTAACATTAATATTATACCACAAGGATAAGATATGGTCGATACTATTAATCAGTTCATACCTTCTCAGTTTCCTTTATTCTATAAAGATAAGGGTCCGGTCTTTATTTCCTTCCTGAAAGCCTATTACGAATGGTTAGAGCAAGAAGGTAATCCTATATGGTATGCCAGAAATTTCAAAAATATTATTGACATTGACAATACATTAGATCAGTTCATTATTCATTTTCAAAATGAATATATGAATAATCTTCCTACTACAATGGTGACGAATCAAAGACTATTGATTAAGCATATCACCGATCTTTATAATGCAAAAGGATCAAAGAGAGGATATGAATTACTCTTTAGAATTCTTTTTAATGAAGATATTCAGTATTATCTTCCCGGCCAATTCATATTCAAGACATCAGACAACGAATGGGTAGAAGGAGGCTATATAGAAGTCTCAGGGAGTCCATATCTTGCCAATCTGATAGGGTTGCCTATCTATTCTTCTGGTGCAGGCTCTACGGCTCTTGTAGAAGATTTTAATATCATTACCATTAATAATAAAGTGGTAAACGTATTGCATTTATCTAATATTAATGGTAACTTTGGATATGGTGAACAGATTCTTTCAAGAAGTCTTCCGGCTTTGACTACCAACAATGCACCATCTGTCGTCGGATCATTATCTTCAGTATCAATAGAAAATGGTGGAGTCTTCTTCAATCTTGGTGATGTTGTAAATATTATAGGTACTGGTGCTGGTGGTCTAGGCCGAGTGTCAAGTATCACATCAGAAAATGGTAAAACAGTTTTCAATCTTGTTGATGGTGGTGCAGGATTTACATTAAATGCACAAGTCATCGTATCTGGTGGTGGCGGTTCAGGTGCAACCTTCTCTGTCGGTGAAATTACTGATCAGTCTGTTATAAGTGTTAATACAGATACTATCAATAACTATTATAACACACAATTAGATATCTATGCCGAAGGATTTAAATTAGGCATTTCAGGTACTGTAGGAACATTTACTGTAGGTGAAGTCATTAACTCACATGCTAATGGTATTGCATTAGACTTTGCTTATCTAACTGGTAATAACTTATTGGTCGGTGAATCTCTTTCTAATACATCATTAGGTATCTCAGGACTTGTATCTATAGTAGTAGACAATCCTAATTTTGTTAATTGTACTGGTCCAGAAGCCACATTGAATAATGCAAATATTGTTAGTGGTGTCGTTCTTATAAGTAATACTACAGGATCAGTATTATATATTAATTCTGTTCTTCCAAAGACACAATATATTGCAAATGGTATTGTACAAACAACAAATTCTACTATAATCAATGTTGCTAATGCTAACGGATACTTTCTCCCTACATCAAAAATCTATGGACAAAGTTCATTAGCCAATGCTACCGTTACGACAACAACAAGATTAACCAATTGGGGATTTCCTGTAGCCGGAAACACAAATCTCGATTCTCCTATTAATAGCGTATTGACATATGAAAATCTTGTGATAGGAACCATTTCAAGATTAATTAAAGAAAATCCGGGTGTTAATTATACATCTAACGCAACAGTTACAATCACGGAACCTCTTGTCTACCAGATGCAGCTACCAGATGGTCGTGGAGGCTATCTAGGCGGTGATGCGAACGTCACCGCAAGTGCTATTAACGCCAATGGTATCATTACCTCAATAGAAATTATTGATTCTGGATTCGGTTTTACACCAGATGAACCATTAGCACTTTATTCAAATAATAACTTTGCTGCTACTGGTTATGCTGTCGTAGACGGTACAGGTGTATCACCGGGTTATTGGAATTCAAATAAATCATTTTTGTCAGATGAAATATATCTTCAAGACAGTTATTATTATCAAGACTTCTCATACGAAATCCTTGCACCGAGAGTATTAGAGTCATACGACAAGTTTGTCAAGGACATTCTACATCCTGTAGGATATCAATTATTTGGTAAGTTAAAGATTATTGATTCTCAGGTTGTAGAATCAAATCTATCTGCAACAAGCACAAGTGTCTATACTAATGGTACTCTAACACAAACGGAATAAAAAAATGAAATATCTTAAAGAAATACTCGATAGTCATTATCCTTTTAGATATGTTAAACATCCTAATGAGCATCAATATAAATTTAAAACATCTAAAGGAAAATCATTGTCTGTTGGTATTGAGCATCATAAAAATAAGGCTGTCGTGACTCTACAGGACGAAGATAGATTTGGTGGTGGTGCATTCGATGCTCATGGTGATGAAGGTCATTCTGCTCATAAAGTATATTCTACTGTAGGACATATTATAAAGAAGCATATGGAAGATCACCCTCATATCGAATCAATGCATTTTGATGGTTTTACATCAAGTCAACATAAACTATACGGTAAGATGCTTAAACATACTGCTCATAAATTTGGAATGGATTATTCTGAGGATGATAGTCAATATGGTAAGGGAAAATATAATATTAAGAAGAAGAGTCAAGTTAAAGAAGCCTAATAAATAAAACAAAAGTAAAAAGGATTCTCGATGACTGCCAGTCTGTCAATTAAAAATAGCATCAATAACCTTGAAAATCTATTCAATGATATCAATGCTGCCAATAATGCATATTATTTCTTTGTAGGTCATACATTACCTTGGCCTGATGATACTAATCCTCCTGCCGCCGCAGCATCTATTGTTCAGACAGAACAAAATATATATCATGAAATGGTATTTGGCAAGCAAATTACCAATAACAACATCGCATTTCTTATTCCTAATATACCTTGGACTCCAAACACAGTATATACTGCCTACGATTATAATAATCCAAATTACTATGGTTCTAATTCTTATGTTGTAACCAGCACCTATTCAGTGTATAAATGTATTGACAATAATAGTAATGGTCCTTCTACTGTACAACCTTTCATTACTCCTACTGTTGGTACATTCCAGACTTCAGACGGTTATACATGGAAATATATGTATACAGTTCCGGTTAACGCCAATACAGCCTTTACTACAAATCAATTCATTCCTGTAGTTCCTAATACATATGTAGCCAATAATGCTATTCCCGGTTCACTCGATGTTATTCGAATTAATAATGGTGGAGCAAACTGGCAAGCCTATGAACATGGATATCTTAATTCTGTAATCAGTCAACAGACATTCATTCTAGACGCTAATGCTGTCAATGTAGACAACTTTTATACAGGATCATCACTTTATCTTAAGTCTGGTCTAGGTGCCGATCAGATCAGACCTATTGTATCCTATAGCGGAGCCAACCAGACTGTAACTGTTTCTCCTGCATTCAATACATTTGTTAATATACAACTTAATAGTGCAGATATAACAGGAACCTTTTTGATCGGTGAAACCGTAGTTCAAAACATTGTATATTACAATTATCTTTACGGTGCTGGTTCATTCAATACTAACGATCTTTTGATTCAGTCCGACTCTCAGGCTTCTGGTTATGTTTCACATGCCAATACAACCTCAATGCAGTTGTATAATGTATCAGGAACATTTAATCCAAATAATTATCCTATCTTTAACTCAACAGATTCTCTTTACAATCTAACAGGAACAGTAAGCATTACTTCTGGTTCTAATACACTTACTGGTGTAACAGCAAATCTTCTTACTCTTAGTGTCAACACCTATATTCAAGTCGGTAATAATGCCAATCTTAATGTAAGAAGAATTTCATCTATTACAAATAGTACACAGGCTCACGTATCAGTTCCTTTTAATTATACTCTTGTAGGTAACTCATTCGCTCAGGTTAATAATGCTGTCGAACCTACAAGTTTTCTTGTAACAAGTTCAAATGGCGTAATTACTCAGTTGAATACTAATTCTATTATGATTCAATATGGTAATCTAAGTTCTAACGGAATTACATTTATTCCGGGTGAAGTCGTAAAAGAAGTAGACATCAATAATGTTGATCAGTCATCTAATGGTATTATTTCTTTTGCTAATTCTACCTCATTGATTATTTCAAATATTAATGGTACTCTATTGATCGGAGACTTCATCATTGGACAGTCTTCAGCTTTAAAGGCTCAGATTACCGGAATCAAAACATATCCTAATATTACCTTAGCAAATGCTTTGGGAACATTCATTACTGGTATTAAGGTATATGCACAATATGCTAATGGTGTTACATCAGGATCAGGAACATGTGTTTCTTATTCATATACACCTTCAAAGAACACAGAATATATTATTTCACCTACAGTAGTTATTAATGGTGATGGAAATGGAGCAGCAGCCTATTCTGTAGTCAATACTGCACCCGGATCAGTTCTGGAAGTTTCAGACATTGTTATGATCAATACGGGAAATAGCTATACATACGCCACAGCATATCTTTCATCTAATGCACTCTATGGTTATAATGCCTCATTATACCCTGTTGTAAGCCCCGTACAGGGTCATGGAGCAGACGCCGTTACAGAGCTAGGTGCAAAATTTGGTGGTATCTCTATGACCTTTGATACGGCAGCAAATGAAAATTATTACTATCCTTCTTACGGTACATATCGTAAGGTCGGGATTATCAAAAATCCTCTATTTTCTTCTCTTTATGTATCTCATTCTGCACCTAATAGACTGAATATGACTATTCAGGGTGTTAGCGGATCATTTAGTAATGGTGAAATCATTTATCAATATAGCACAAATGCTGCTGCCTTGATAAAGAGTGTTAATAGTACATTTATTCAAATTGATAACATCAACGGAACATTTACTTCTAATGCCGCTCAGACTGGTGTTAACAATATGATTGTCGGTTTGACATCAAATGCTCTGGCAAATGTTGTTGTTACAAATAGTGTCAATTTTAGTATTACTTCTAATAATCAACCTCTGTATCAGTCTTTGTCTAATACGACTGGCATTCTCACAAACGTAATCAATTCTTCAATGGTCGTGTTAGGTAATGTTAGCGGTAATTTCTTAGCTAATTCAACAATATACGATCCTACTAATAATGCACATGCTAATGTATTAAATTTTTATGTAGCCAACGGATCACAGTTAACAACAAACTTTGGACAGAAGTTCGACCAGAGTGTAAGAATTACATTATCTTCAAATAATAATCTTCCATTCCAAGTCAATGAAACTGTTGCTCAATATGCATCCAATTCTACTGGCACAGTCTATAATGTTGCAAACGAATTAGATTTTATTATAGCCAACGTTTCAGGTACATTCTCTCTAGGAACAGTATTGACCGATAATACAACATTTGCAAATGGAATTATTACATTTGCAAACAATTCATATATAAAGATAACTGCTGCTAATGGTTCTTTCAATAGTGGCGACACAATATCTTGCCTAACAGGAAATGGAGTTATTACATCTGTTCTTAGTGTTATCGTATTAAATGCGACTTATGGAACTTTCGTATACAATCATAATATCTACGGATGGACATCAGGAGCTATCGGATATACAGGTATTGCAAATACTATAACATATCCTGATTTAGTTTTCAATAGTGGTGAAGTTTTGTATATAAATAATATACAACCATTTACACTAGGCTCAAATACAAAAGAAGTATTTCTGACTACATTACAATTTTAAGGGAATAAATGAGTAACCAGCTTGATACAAACTTAAATCAGTCACCTTACTTTAATGATTACGATTCATCAAAGCAATACTATTATGATTTATTCAAGCCTTCTACTGCTGTTCAGACTCGTGAACTTAACGTTCTTCAGGACATGCTATATAACCAGATTTCAGGTATTGGCAACAATCTCTATATATCAGGTACAATTATTCAAGGTTGTAATATTACAACAAACAGAAATCTTAATTATGTAAAGATTCTTGACACATACGCAAATGGTGCTGCATTAAACATCAATAATCTTGTAGGATATAATGTAGTATCAAATTCTGGTCTTTCTGCTGTTGTATATTATGCTCAGCCGGGTTATGTTGCAACTTCACCTAATCTTAATACTCTTTATGTTGGTTATTTGAATTCTGCTGTCAATACAACTACAAATACTGTCATTAAAACATTCCAAAATGATGAAGTATTGAACATCGTTAATGCTTCTAATACAGTCGTATCTCAGATTACAGTAGCCAATACAATTTCATCTGGTTCTTCTAATACTACAGGATATGGATATAGTCTTTCTGTCGATGATGGTCTAATCTTCCAAAAGGGTAGAGTCCTTAATGTAATCGGACAGACATTAATTGTTTCACCTTATTCAAATGCTCCTAATAATATTTCAGTAGGATTTTCTTCTGTTGAATCTATCATTACTGCATATCAGGACGAAACATTATTCGACAACTCACAAGGCACAAATAAGAATGCTCCGGGTGCAGATCGTCTACAGATCGTTCCTACTCTTATTACTATTACATCTACAGATGCCGGAACATTAGGAAACAATTTCTTTTCTATTGTAGACTTTATTAATGGATCACCATCTTATATTAATCAGGATACACAATATAATGTAATCGGAAAACAGATTGCATCATTATCATCAGATACAAATGGTTCATTCATTATTAATCCATTTAATATCCGTCTAAAGCAGATTTACTTTGCTAATAACACATTAGACACTGGTAACATGAGACTTGAAATTGACTCAGGTAGTGCATATATCAATGGTAACAAAATAAATCTTGTAGGTCAACTTCTTTCTGTAATGAAAAAAGGTGTCGATTATAATCAGTCTTCACAGCAGATTCTTACTGCTCAAATGGGAAATTACTTGCAAGTTCAAGAAGTTGCTGGTATATTCGACCCTACAATCATTCAGACTGTCCAGTTGAGAAGCTCACCTTCTTATGCCGTATCTAATGGTCTTGCCAAGGGTATTACACCTAATAACCTTCCTCCTGCTGGTAGTCAGATCGGTACGGCCACTCTTGTAGGATTTCAGTACATTTCAGGAACAGAATCAACTCCTAATGGTCAGTTCTATGCATATCTTTCAAATATTTCTATTAACTCTGGTTCATTCGCAAACGTAAGATCAATTTATGCAAATAATGGTGGTGTTATTGGTATTGCCGATATCATCCAACAAAATAATACTACGATTCTTCAAAATCCTGCTTTTGCTCCTAGAGTATATTCATTTAATCAAAATGCAATCAAGACACTAAAGACTGCATCTAACACTATTGACACACAGTTCGAATATAGAGCAAAAACAAGTGTATCATTCGCCAACACTGGTAATGCTACTATTACTGTATCATCATATACAGGTGGTAACAATGTATTGCCATATGGTACAGGTAATTTAAATTCATTACAGATGACTTCAGATATCATCGTTGTATGTGAAACTAATGTTGCAACTGGTAATATTTCAGGTTCATTCTCTGCAACCTCAACAGGAAACGTAGTTACTGGTTTCAGTTCAAATCTTAATAACATTTCTTATCTTGGTGTCGGCTCATTCATTACACTTGCCAATACCACAAGTTCAGAAACAAAACAAATTTCAACAATCACAAATTCTACATCATTGACTACTACCATTCCCTTCTCTACAACATGGTCTACAGTCAATGCTTATGTCACCTATCTAGCTGGTGATCCTATTCCATTAAGTGCCGCCAATGCCTCTGTAAACGTCACTAACGCTACATCAATGGTTATATCATTGCCTGTCAGCGAAACATCTTCATTCAACGCTACAGTGTTCTATAATGTATTAAGAACCGCTGCTGCTCCTGCTACAAAGAACTATCAGACTACCATTTATGCAAAGATTGACTGTTCAAATAATGCTGGTAATACAGTTGGTCCTTGGTGTTTGGGTCTTCCAGACGTTGTAAGTATCTCTAATGTTTGGGTCGGAACAACATATTCAAATACAAATACATCAGCCACAAGTAAATTCAGATTAGATGGTGGTCAAAGAGACGCATCTTACAATCTTGCTTACCTTCAGTCAAATGGTATTACACTTAGCACTTCAAATAAAATTCTTGTAGAATTACAGTGTTTTATTCCAAATTATTCAACAAGTCAGGGTTACTTCAGTGTAGACTCTTATCTTGTCGATGATACTGGTCAGACTGCAAATAGTATCTATACATACCAGATTCCTACATATAATTGTATTGCACTTCAACAGCTAATTAATCTTCGAAGCGCCATCGACTTCAGATTCTATGCTCAGAATACAATTCCTTATATTGGTAATACTGCTCTTGCTATTGCCAACGTTGCAATTATTAATCCTAATTCAACATTCACATATACATCATCAAATTATTATGCACCTGATCCAAATAGTCTTATCGAAACCTCATTACAATACTATATGGGTCGATATGATACTGTAGGTATTTCTAATAATGGTAATATCATTATCAAATCAGGAAATCCATCAGAAAATCCAATTCCTCCGGGTGCTGTATCTGCTGGCATGACATTAGGAACAGTTTATATTCCTCCATATCCTTCATTAACAAGTGATATTATTGTCAATAGTATTAATCCATTTACGCCTACTGTATCTGTTAATTATAATTCAAATAAGAGATATACAATGGCAGATATTGGTAATCTTGACTCTCGTCTACAACAAGTAGAATACTATACATCACTTTCTGTATTAGAACAGTCAGCCCAAAATCTATTGTTGACAAATCAGGCTGGTTCTAATAGATTCCAGACAGGAATTCTTGCTGATCCTATGCAAGATTTCTCTATTGCCAACACAAATGATCCTTCCTTCAATATCGCTATCGATTCTGAAAACTCTGTTGCTCGTCCTACATATAATCAGTCACTAACTGATTTGGTATTCAACAGTGTTGCTAATGATAACGTTGTTCTTTCAAATAATGGAAGACTTATTACTCTAAATTATACACAAGCAGCCAATGCATTTATTTCTCAGCCATTCGCTTCTCAAGAAAGAAACTGTTCACAAGAAACACTATATGTATGGCAAGGTACAGTAACTCTTTCTCCTGAAGGTGATTACTTCCCCGATGTTACAACAAATCCTGCTGTTGTCGTCAATCTAAATGAATATAGTAATTGGGTATCACTTGCCAATGCTTGGGGTACACAGTGGGGTAACTGGAATGAAGTAGCTGCAAGCAATAATAATCAGCAGATTAATTATGCTAATGGTCTTACAACAAATATTACAAGTACAACTCAGACTTCTACTGAAGTCGGTACTAAGATTTCTGTAACCACAAGTAATACATCACAGTCATTCGGCACATATCTTACAAGCGTAGTCCTACAGCCTTATTGTCGTTCTCTCTTGATCTTATTCAATGCTAACGGTCTTAAGCCTTCTACACAGTTCTGGACATACTTTAACGACACAAATGTTACAAATAATTGTGTGCAGATCAGTTCTGCCAATTTATCAAACTTTAGTGTTGTTAGCAATACATCATTAATGTCTGATAGCAATGGAAATCTTTATGGATTATTCTTAATTCCGGCATCAACATTCAATTCAGGAACTATTAATTTTCAGTTAATGGATATTCCAAATCTTACAACTCAGAATAACATCATTACATCTATTGCGTCAACACAATATTTTGGAACAAATCTAGCATATACTCAGAATGCTTTGGACCTTAATACTACACAAGCACAATTGTCTTATACTACTGTATCTAATACTATTACTACAACTAATACATTAACTATTAATACACAAAGTATTATTAATAATATCTATAATAATCAGTATAACATTAGTAATAAAACTACGAATTATTATACTGACCAAAATTATTATACAAATAATAGTTATTATACAATTAATCAGATTACAAATGCCATTGATAGTAGTTCTCTAGGTGGTAATCCTTCTAACATTCAAAATCAAGGTAATTCTAGAACAGGTCAGGGTTCCGGTGGAGCTTCTGGTTCTGATCCTATTGCTCAGTCATTCTATGTAAGTGATTCTATTATACCTAATGCTGTCGAAGGTGTATATGCTACATCATTGGATGTATTCTTTGCTGCTAAAGACCCTAATCTTGGTATTACATTGCAGTTGCAACCAGTAGAAAATGGAAGTATTATAGATCAGGTTGTTCCTTTCTCACAAATACATCTTACACCTAGTCAAATCAATACATCTACCGATAGTTCTAAGGCTACTAATATCGTATTCCCTGCACCTATTCTTTTGTATAAAGATACAAGTTATGCATTCGTATTGATTCCAGATGGATCAAATCCAAACTATGATGTATGGACTGCTACTATCGGTGGTAAGGATATTATTAGTAAGTCAAGCATATTCTCATTCAATACAACTGGTGTCATGTTCTTGTCATCACAAGGAACAACATGGACTCCTTACCAGAATGAAAATATTAAGTTTAATCTTTACATTGCTAACTTTACACAGAATCAGGGAACAGCAAGCTTTATTA